TGACAGTTTTGCCCATTACAAAAGCTAATTCTCAAATTATTCACAAATCTAATCTAAAACAATATACATTTCACAAGCTAGATTATTCATTTGAACAATTTTATTGTGTGGATGAATTATGGTTTATGGAAAGCCGATGGGATTACAAGGCTAAAAATCCTAAATCTAGTGCATTTGGGATACCGCAAATTTTAGGGTTAAAAGAAAAGAATCCTTACAAACAAATTGATAGAGGATTGGCTTATATTAAACACCGCCATAAAACCCCATGCCAGGCATTAACCTTTCATAAAAAGAATGGTTGGTATTAGTGCCTGATTGTCAGCATGTGTATAAAAGCCTGGGTGCATCATTGTGTCATTACTGTGGATTGCCTACCCATGAAGTAGATTGGGCTCACCAAAATAGGTTAAAAGAGCAGTGGCATATAGATAATCCAAATGCTCAATATGAAGGGTGGATGTCCATTTGAAGGATACAGAAAAGATAACCATAGGTATTACATCACCAGGTTATGTAGTTACAGATTTTATGACAAGCATTTTAGATGTTGCTAGATCACAAAAACAATTGGGTCAGTTCATTAGCCTACAAGGATCAGGCGTTATCAGTAGGTTGCGTAATCAAATAGTTGCTACCTTCTTACAGAAAACTACCGATGATTGGTTATTGCAGATAGATACAGATCAAAGGTTTACAGTAGATCATTTTAAGAAGTTAGTTAGTGCGGCTGATAAAGATAAACGGCCTATTGTGTCCGGTGTTGTGCATGGTGGCTGGGATGTAGGTGAATTATACCTAGAGCCTGTGCCTTGCATTTTTAAGTTAGGTACTGATAATGGTTTGTATGCTATCCATGATTATGCAGAAGATAGCGTTATTGAAGTAGATGCGGCTGGTACAGGTGCAATACTGGTACATAGATCAGTATTTGAAAGGTTTGTAAAAGAAGCTGATCAAACCCATCAAGGTGATAAGTGGTGCTTCTATCAAGACATGCCATTGCATAAAGAATGGGTTGGTGAAGATTTGTTGTGGTGCATCAGGGCTAAGTCTTTTGGGTATAAACTATATGCACATACAGGTGTGCAGATGGAACATCAGCGTAAGATGTGGATAGGTCAGAAGCAACACAAAGACTTTGAACGCTTTAGGCGTGCAAGATTACAGAGTGAGGAACAGATCAATGGCCATAATAACTAGCCAGGTAACAGTTACAGGTACAAGACAATCAATCATTAGCGTTGATAATGTAACGCGTGATGTATTGCTACATGCCAAGCATGAGATATTTATTGGCAATAGTGGCGTGACATCAACAAGTGGTTACATCATGGACAATGGCGATGTGTTGAGGATGTCGCTGGTAGATGGTGAAGATTTATGGGCTGTAACATCCGGTGGTACAGGTACGCTACATGTTTTGGTCAGTAAAGTAGATTAAATAAAAATGAGCGTTTTTTCCCATTTTGAGCGTGCTTACAATACGCCGCCGTTCGCGTTTTCTCTCTCCCCGGCGAACACAAAAAAGTTTGGAAAAAAATAAAATTTTTGATGAAAACTATAAAAAGTAGAAAATACAATGCGGAATATAAAAAGATTAGAGAAATTGTTTTGGCGCAAAAACCGCGCTGTTTTTACTGCAAAAAGGCTATTGCAACTACGCTTGATCATGAACCACCTATTGATTCCTTTCCAACACCCGAACTGTGGAGTGGGAGTTTAAGGCCATCATGTGCAAGTTGCAACTATTCAAGGGGTGCTAAATATGGAAACGCAAAACGCAAGGCAATTAAAAATAGTCGCCAATGGTAAGCCTAAAAAGAAATTAGGCCGCCATACAACCGCAATGGTTAAAGCTTTAACTGGGCGTACAGATATTGATAGTGTTAAACGTGAAATGCTACTAGGCCTTGCACGCGCCTGGGATCGCATTGAAGAATCCGGTAAAGGTGGTCACACTATTCCATCCATATCTAAAGAGTTGCGTGAGATATGGGATAGTTGCAGTTTGCCTGATGAGGATGATCTATTTGAATAAAGTCTTATGTACGCCTAGATGGGCATCACTAAGAGATGAAACAAGCGAAACAGAAGGCGATAAGTTAGCCCAGGTAGCACGCCTATTAGGTTTTGAATTGTTTGATTGGCAACAATATGTCGCGGATGTTGGATTAGAAAAAGATCAATCGGGTTTGTACAAGTACCGTACAGTGGCCGCGCAAGTCGGCAGGCAGAACGGAAAAAGCAAACTTATTGAAACGCGTATTGCTTATGAACTATTGCAACCTAAAAGACATGTGGCTTATACCGCCCAAGATCGGAATATGGCTAAAGGTAAGTGGGAAGAACATTTACTAAGTTTTCAGTTATCGCCTAAATTCTCAAAGCGTATTGCTAGGGTATCGCGGGTTAATGGTAGTGAAAAGATATACATGCGTAATGGCTCAACTTATGGAATTGTTACACCTAATGACAAAGGCGCACGCGGCCTTAGTTTAAACCTTATGGTTATTGATGAAGCTTTAACCCATCCACTTTCACTTATTGCTAATTTACAACCAACCCTGGCTACAAAGCGCAATGGTCAATTGTGGATTCTTTCTAATGCGGGCAGACCTGGCCAATCTGAGTTATTAGAGCATTACCGCGAAATAGGACATAGAGAAATAGCCGAACCGCAAAACAAATTGGCTTGGTTTGAATGGTGTCCAGCCAATGATGAATTTGATTACTTAGATCAAGAAGTGTGGTATCAAGCAATACCATCATTGCATGAGCAAAAGGGTGTATTGCTAGATGCGGTTAAAGAAGCTGCGGCAACCAATAGCCCTGAGATATTTACAAAGGAGTGGTTAAATGTATGGCCGGCTAGAGATGCCGTACAAGTCATCAATACTGAGTTATGGGATTCATTGGCAAAAACAGATGTAACGGTTGGCAATCAAGTTGTATTTGGAGTAGATATTTCGCGTGAGCGTGACCGCGCATCAATAGCGGTATCTGGACTAGTTAGAGATTTCACCCCTATTGAATTAATTGAATGTAAAGAAGGCACATCATGGGTATTGCCTAGATTGATTGAGTTGTGTAGAAAACACAATACAAAGGTAGTTATAGATACCGGCTCTCCTGCCGCATCCTTAATTGTTGAACTGGAAAAACAAAATATAGGCGTGATGTCTATACACTTGCGTGACTACGCACGCGCCTGTGGTTCATTTTACGATGCAGTGCAAGCCAAAACAATATGTCATTTAGATGATCCCAATTTGAAAACAGCAATTATGGGTTCAACTAAAAGACCACTTGGAGATTCATGGGCATGGAATCGCCAAAGCACAACCAATATAACCCCACTTGTAGCGGCTACACTGGCACGGTATGGAGTGGTAAGCCAAATTGAGGATCAGCCAGTAGCAAGGAGTAAAATGTACTAATGAAATATTTATCATCCGCTTTACAGGTAATAGGTTCTTTATTCATAGTTGCAGGTGTCGCAACATTTAACCCAGTTGTGGCTGTAATATTAGCAGGTGCATTTTTAGTTTTATTTGGCGTTGCTTGAGAAAACAGAGGTAAATAATGCTAGGCCGCTTACTTAAAAGACAAATACAACCATCTATGGTTTATACATCTTCAGGGTATGTAGATTCTTTAGGTAGAGTTGGCCGATTCTTTGAAGGCAACTGGGCAGGTGCTTATGTAGATCAAAATACTGCATTGGGCATACCTGCTATCTATCGCGGTATAACTTTGATTAGTGATGCCATTGGTGCATTACCTTTGTGTGCATATCGTAATAAAAGAGAAGTTAAACCAACGCCACAAATTTTAATGCGCCCAGTGCCAAATGAAACTAGGATGCAAACAATTAGCGCAATGGCCGCCGCTTTAGTTATTCATGGTAATTATGTTGCGGTATTGGGTGAACCAGGTGTTAATGGATTGCCGGAGAGCATCTACCCTGTTTCACCTGATCGCGTTCAAGTTGCAAGAGATAACGGCAGAATTGTTTACACTATTGATGAACGCAGTTATGATCAATCAGAAATTTTACACATTAAGAATTTTACAATGCCAGGTGATTTAGTTGGTAAAGGTATTTTAGCGGTTGCTAAACAAGCATTAGGTAAAGAGATTGCTATCAATGAATATGCGGCAAGATATTTTGATGGCGGCGTAAACCCTACGGCTGTTATCAAATCTGCCAATCCTGATCTAACGCAAGAAGAAGCTGATGCATTAAAGAGCGCATGGATGGCAATGTACTCATCTCGCAACAGATCGCCGGTAGTAATGAATTCATCAACAGATTTTGAAGTGTTAAGTAGCAACGCGGCAGAATCTCAATTAGTAGAGGCGCAAACAGCCGGGCTAACAGAAGCGGCAAACATTTTGGGATTGCCATCATATTTCTTAGGTTCGCCTAATACCAGCCGTACTTACTCAAATGTTGAACAAGAAAATTTACAATTAATTAAGTGGTCTATCCAGCCAATAGCCGAAAGGATAGAGGCGGCATTTTCTGATTTGCTTGTTCGGGGTCAAACAGCCGCATTTAAGTATGAATCATTATTAAAGACAGATACATCAAGCAGATATGATTCCTATGCAGTTGCTTTGTCTAATGGTTTCTTAACTGTTGATGAAGTTAGAGATTATGAAAATCTTGATCCTATGGATTATGAACAAGGCGATGAAGAAGATCAAAATGAAGAAGATAACTCACTGCAAAGTGATGCGGTAGATACAGCAGAGGATAACAATTATGTCTGATGAAAAAATGGAAAATAGAAGTTACTCAGTAAATCTTGAATTGCGTGCTAATGGAGATGGCCGCACCATTTTTGGTATTGCCGTGCCATATAACAAAGAACAGCGAATAACTAGCACTATGATTGAAGTGTTTAGAAAAGGCGTGTTTGCAGAAGTTATCAAAGCCCCGCACCGCGTTAAGCTTCTTAGGGGTCATGGTGAAAATAATGTTTTAGGCCGTGCCACATTACTTAGGGAAACAGATGAAGGCTTATATGCTGAGTTTAAAATTTCAAAAACGCGTGAAGGTGATGAGGCGTTGGAGTTAGTTAAAGATGGCGCACTGGATCAATTATCGGTTGGATTTATGCCAATTAAAAACAAGAAAAGAACAGATGGCGTAATGGAAAGATTAAAGGCACATTTGGCAGAAGTGTCACTTGTTACCTTTGGTGCTTATGGCGAATTAGCCAGCGTTACAGGTATGAGAGATGGACAACCACAATTAACCCCTAGATTAGATGAAGCAAGGAAGATATTAAATGCCATACAGCGTAGTAAATAACCATCCGGATTGTGAAGGTTATGCGGTTGTAAAGACCGATAACAATGAAGTTATGGGTTGCCACAAAACTCAGGCTCAGGCTGAAGATCAATTAACCGCCATCAATATTTCAGAGTATGGCGAAAACCGATCAGAAGCCGTACAAGTAGTTGAAGAAAAAACAAGATTTAACACGGCTATGAAATTACTCAAAGAACTAAAAAAAGAGATATAATTTTGACAAGTCGTAGAACACCTAACCCCGATTACCGGCGCGTTACACCTTCTCACTACAAAAACTACTAATAGGAGAACTATGTCTAATACATTTCTTACTTCTCTACAAGAGAAGCGTGAATCAAAGACATCACTCATTTCCGCAACTTTAGACCGCGCCGCAGAAGAAGCACGCGATCTATCTGAAGTTGAGTTGGCTAATGTTGAAGCCCTTAACTTAGAGATCAAAAAGTTAGATGAAAGAATTGAGCAGATGTCAGATATTGAAATTCGCAATCAGAAGGCCGCTGATTTAGCAGCTAAAGTTGATGCGAACATTGAGCCAAAGAAGGAAGCACGCGCTGGTGGCTTTATTGTTACAAGCGAGCAACTTACTTACTCAGAGAGATCAAGCAATGATTTCTTAACAGATGCTTTAAAAG